AAGTAAACGGAGTGGCTATTTATCAGTATTACCATAATTCGGCTTCTGACTCTGTATTGCAGGAAATGCTCAGAGAAATTTATGAAGAGTTTAAGGTCCCAAAATTGCAAGCTGAGCTAGATGCTATTCCAGCAGATTTAGCCAAGAAAGAGGTTATAAAAAGGCAGGCTGCAGCCCGGCGTAAATGGCATAAGTGGCCTAAAGTACACTTAGTAGTTAAGACCGAAGAATTTGTTGGCGTATTAAGTAAATGGCGTGAAATTCAAAAGCTTACTTATCAAATTGAGGAGTTTAAGCCTTCGGGTTCGGCTTGGGAGCCACTGAGAAATCTTGTTCGGTCTGATAAGCATGAGTTAACATTTGAATCAGGTGGTCCAATTGATACTATAGCTAAAACGATTGGCGGGCTTCGTCATTTACTATTTCGGGGAAAGGTAATTGGAGTTGATGAAGTCAACGCGAAACGAACAGTCGATTTAATCGAAATTTCAGAGAATATTGCTGTTTACGACTTTGATGAATTATCTAAAAAAATTGATGGTTTGGAGTTGGAAAGTTTTTCCAAAAGCCATGTGTTTAAGTGGATAATGGATTCAGTTAAGCAAAAGCAGGCTGATTTTACAACGCCGATACAGGATAGTGATGCGGATTAGATGTTTACCTGAAACGCCAGTAGGTATGTATAAAATGGCAGCCATGATTGCTTTGATTTTTCTTGCAATTTTGGCGGCCATAGTTTGCTATTCAGGTAAAGATATTCAATCTTTAATTGATGGTTATCAGAGTAATTTGCGCGGTAATTTTTTCACTGGCTTCCTTACTATAGGGAGCTTCTTGCTTTCGCTTAAAACCTTTATTGTGGTTAAGCTGAAAGAGGGAGTTTACGACTCTGAATCTTACAGGAAGTTATTCGCAGAACGCACTCAAGGACAAAGGAGTGCTGATATTTACGCACCATTAATAAATATAAGTCATTTGTTATTCGGCACCATATTGTCCGCTATCATTACCGCTATTTTGCATGTCACATTGAGCCTGGTGAATCATTGGTTGGCCATTCTGACGTGTGTTTTCGCGGTTGTGTTTTCCATTGTGTTATTACTAATCAGTTTGGTGCTTATCCGAAGAAATATCACTTCCTGGCTAAATCCGGAGAGGAGTTGATGCTGGTTATTTATTTTCCTAAAGCCCTTTAATTTAGCCTAACTCCCCAAAAACCTAAGCTGTGGTTAAGTTCCTTAACCCAGCTAGGTGTTTATGTTTAACCTCAAACCACCGCGTTTAACCCTTTGGGCCTTTTTGGCCGTGTTACTGTTATTTGCAATCAGTTGGCTTAGCCCGCATCAGTTACCGTTGGTGCTGTATAAGCTGGCGCTGGTTACGCTTGCCGCTGTACTTGGCTATTGGCTTGATCGGGGGCTGTTCCCTTATGACCGCCCACATACTTACGCTGAAACCGGTGAAGATTTAATGCCTCGAGGTTTGGCCATGCTGCGCCGGGCGTTGATTGTGCTGGCCTGTGTGCTTGGCCTGACGCTTGGTTTGTAAAATGCAGTATCCGTCATCTAAAGCCGGGATCGGCGAGCGCATACTCTGGGGCGTACTTTGCATTTTTATACTGTGCGTCTTTTCCCATGTCAGCGCGTCAGTAGTGCCGGCAGAGGCCAAAGCCCATCATCGTACCTTAACCCGCACAGCGAATGCCTTTTGGGGCTTAGATGCCCCGGTGGCCACTTTCGCCGCGCAAATTCACCAGGAAAGCAGTTGGCGTATTGATGCCCGCTCACCGGCTGGCGCTGAGGGGTTGGCCCAATTTATGCCCGCCACCAGCGAATGGTTTGCCAGCATTAATCCGCGTGATTTAACCACAGCTCAGCCCTACAACCCAGCCTGGGCAATGCGGGCTCAGGTGCTGTATAACCGCTGGCTATATAACCGTATAACGGCCGCTGATGCCTGCAACCGTATGGCATTTACCTTATCCGCGTATAACGGTGGCCTGGGCTGGGTGCAGCGTGACCAGGCACTGGCATCAGCTTCGGGGGCTGATAGGCTAGTGTATGCCTCAGTTGCGCCGTTTAATGCTGGCCGCAGTGCGGCCAACATCCAGGAAAACCGCCACTATGTTGATGTAATTATCAATCGCTGGCAGCCGCTTTATATGCAGGCCGGCTGGGGTGAAGGGGTGTGTAATGATGCCTAAAGCCCAAAATCCACTAGTTGCCGCGTTTGCGATTGTTGTATTCGCGTACCTACTGTTGAAGGTGGCTCTGGCACAACTGGCTGCCATAAAAGAAGCCAGCTATCAGGCTGGATTTGACTCTGCTACGGCAGGGCACGCCAAGGCGATGAGCGCAGCGCTCCTTACTCAGCAACAGCAACTGCAAGCAGATTTTAGCCGGCAGCTTAAGCGCGCTAACTCAGCCAATGCGGCCATCCAGGCTGAAAAGCAAGCTCTTGCCGATCGGGCCAGGGCACTTGAAGAGGAAATTGACTATGTCACTACGCATTACCGTTCTGGGCCCACTGCCGAGCCTGAGCCGCTACCTGCTTGCATCTTTACCACTGGTTTTGTTGGGGTGTACAACAGTGCCATCGGTGCCAAGCCCGATATTACTGCCACCATGCCCACCGCTAGTGCTACCCAGCGAACTGCTGCAGCGGCCGACACCACCGCAACCATTAATTCCAAAGACGCCTTGCAGCCCAGCGGTGTCGGGCAAGCCGACATCCTGCAACACCTTACCGGATACGGTACCCGATGCCAGGCCATAGAGGCGCAACTTAACGGATTGATTGATTACTTAGAACAAGAACAACGGAGAGAAACGGATGGAACCTAAGAGCTGGTTTTTAGAGTGGTGGCCGGTGCTAAGCTTTGTATTTATGGGCGCAATGGCAATAGGTGGGCTTTTAATGCGCCGCAGCTTTGTTAGCCAGGAGCAGTTATCGCCACTGAGTACAAGGGTACAAACCATAGAGCAAACCTATGCCAAAGATCGCGAGGTGAGCGAGCTAAAGCTGCGGATGGAGAAACAGGAAGAGATTATTCGTAACCTGCCAAACCGTGATTTGCTTACCCAAACCCAGTTACAACTGGCTCGGGTAGAGGCCCAGTGCAAACACCTGGAAGAAACGATTAACCGTGTAGAACGCCCACTGGCGCTGATGTTAGAAGCCAAATTAAGCCGCAGGAGTAGTGATTAATGCGTGAGATTTTTGATGCCGATCAGCGGTTGGTTATTTTGCGCTGCCTTAACCAGATCCAAGGCTACAGCGCAAATGACTCGATACTTAATGATGTGCTGTACACCTTTGGCCACAATATCAGCCGCGACGCTGTGCGTACCCATATGCGCTGGCTGGAAGAACAAGGACTGGTAACGGTACAAAAGATAGGTGATCGCACCTTGGTGGCCATTATTACCGAGCGTGGAGTAGACGTTGCTACTGGCAAGGCACGGGTTGATGGTATTAAGCGGCCGGGGCCAGGAGCCTGATATGACCAAAGGCACTAAAGTAGATTTGCTACCAGATGACATTAGGCGGCTATTCCATCAACTAATCGACAGCAAACGCTATACCAGCCAGCAAATTGCTGACATGGTAAACGCCGAGCTGGCGCAATACAGCGGCGAAACCGAAGTTGAGCGCATTTCTAAAAACTTGGTATGGCGCGAAGCGAAAAAAATGGAAGAAGTGGCTGAGGATATGCGCCGCAGCCATGAATACGCCAAAGCCATGTCGGAAAAGTTTAACTTACAAAGCCTGGGCGAACAGGGTTTGGTTATTCAAGCCATGTTAATGAGTGCCATGCACAAAACCGCAGCCGCTAACATCGTGGGTGGCGAACCCATCGATCCAGAATTGTTGGGTGAGCTGATTTTAGGTATTAACCGCTTACAGCGCACCGCGAACTACAGTGCCGCGTTAGAAAAGCAAGTGGAAGAAAAGCTTCTTGCCAAACAAAAAGCCAAGCTGGAATCGCTGGGAAGCAAGGGCGGTGTTACGCCAGAAACGCAGCAGGCCATACGTGAAGCCTTGGGGATTACCTAATGGCCAAGCACAAAGGCAATGCCAAATGTATTCCGGCCAACCCAGATGCCATTTTTTTACCCTTTCAGTCTAAGTGGGTGAAAGACAATAGCCGCTTAAAGCTAATGGAAAAATCTCGCCAAATTGGTTTGTCCTGGTCAACGGCATATGCGGCCGACGAACGCACTGCCGCCCAAGGGGCAAGGCATGATCAATGGGTTAGTAGCCGCGACGATTTGCAGGCACGGTTATTCATTGAAGACTGTAAAATGTGGGCAGGCATTATGAATCTGGCTGCTAAAGATTTGGGCGAAGTAGTCATTGATCCTAAAGACCGTATATCGGCCTATGTGCTGGAGTTTGCCAGCGGTAAACGTATTCACTCCATGAGTTCTAACCCCGATGCCCAAGCGGGTAAGCGTGGTAGCCGGGTGTTGGATGAGTTTGCCTTGCATCCTGATCCGCGCAAGCTGTGGTCTATCGCTTATCCTGGTATTACCTGGGGCGGCAATATGGAAGTGATTTCTACTCATCGGGGCAGCCATAACTTTTTTAACCAGATGATCCGCGAAGTGCGCGAGCACGGCAACCCTAAAGGCATTAGCCTGCACCGCGTAACCCTGCAAGATGCGTTAGACCAGGGCTTTTTATTTAAGCTGCAGCAAATGCTGCCAGCCGATGATGAGCGCCAGGCGATGGACGAAGCCCAATACTTTGACTTTATCCGCGCCGGTTGTGCAGACGAAGAATCCTTTCAGCAAGAGTACATGTGCAACCCAGCTGATGACGATGTGGCTTTTTTAGAGTACGACCTGATTGCCTCGGCAGAATACCCCAGCACAACCGACTGGCAAAAGCTGGAAGGTGGCCGGTTATTTGCGGGTGTAGATATTGGCCGCAAGCACGATTTAACCGTGCTTTGGGTAGTAGAGCTGCTGGGCGATGTTATTTATACCCGCCATATCGAGCGCCTAAAAAACATGAGTAAGGGTGAGCAAGAGCAAGTGCTATTCCCTTGGTTTGAACGCTGCGAGCGCGTGTGTATTGATTACACAGGCTTAGGCATTGGCTGGGGCGATGACGCGCAAGACCGGTTTGGCCAATACAAAATTGAGTGCGTTAACTTTAACCCAAAAACCAAAGAAGCACTGGCTTACCCCATACGTGGCGCAATGGAAGATCGCAAACTACGCATACCGCACGATCCTAAAATACGCGCCGATTTGCGCCAGGTAACCAAACAGGTTACGGCTGCTGGCAATGTACGCTTTACGGCAGAGCGTACGGTAGACGGCCATGCCGACCATTTTTGGGCATTAGGTTTAGCGGTACATGCCGCTAATGCACTGGGTGCGCCATCGGCTGGGGTGCAGGTTGCTGCAACATCAATGCGAGACAGCTTTAAACCCGAAAAACTGCGCTACCGGCAAACTGCGGGTGGCATATTTACGCGCGTTCGCTAAAACGCGCTGTAAGCCATTTTAAGCGCCTGCACATAAATTTGTGTGGGTTGGTTTAACAATAGGGGCGTTAAACGCACCTGGTAAAACGTAAATGCTTTACGTACGAATTGAACAAGGGGCTTTAGATGAGCTGGTTATCAAAATTACGTTTTTGGGAAAACAAACCGGCTGAGACGGTGAATACGGAACGCCTGGTAGAAGCTGCCGGCGCCAATATCGCCGACGACACCAGCGGCTGGACCAAGCTTAGCAGCGACAATAACCGCGACTTGGGGCCGGTTAAACGCCAGCGCATGCAAAAGGTATCGGCATTTTTATGGCAAAGCAACCTAATTGCCAACCGGCTGATAGAGTTGCCAGTGGCTTATTTACTGGCCGAAGGGGTAAAGCTAACCAATGCCGAGCCAGACTACCAGGCAGTTCTGGATAAGTTTTGGAAAGATCCCATAAACGACATGGATAATAAGCTGGAGAAAAAAGTGCGGGAGCTGGCCATGTTTGGCGAGCAGTTTTACCCGGCCTTTGTAAACGAGATTACCGGCCATGTGCGGCTAAGCTATTTAGACCCAGCACGGGTGCAAGATGTGGTGTTTGACCCCGACAACCCAGAGCAACCAATAGGCGTAATAACGCACCGTGATCAAAAAGGCCGCTACCAGCGTTACCGTATAATTATCAACGGCCCGGAAGACGTATTTACCCAGCGCACCCAAGCCATAAGAGCGCAATTTACCGATGGTGATCTGTTTTACTTTAATATTAACGCCTTTTGTAATAAGGGCAGGGGGCACGGTGATTTGACCGCCCAGGCCGATTACCTGGACTTATACGATGAGTTTTTATTTGGTGAAGGTGAACGAGCCCAGGCGCTACGCGCTTTTGTATGGGACGTTACCCTGACCGGTGCTGATCAGGCGGAGGTTGACCGCCGTGCCGCCCAAATAACGCCGCCAGGCCCCAACTCAGTAAACGTTCACAATGACCGTGAAAAGTGGCAAGCACAAAGCCCCACGCTTAATAGCGGCGATACCGAAGTGATTGGCAAGCTGTTTAAAAACCATATTTTAGCCGGTGCGACTATGTCGCCACACTGGTTTGCTGACGGCAGCGATGTTAACCGCGCCAATGGCGAAAGCATGGGCGAACCTACTCTAAAGATCCTGACGCTTCGCCAACAAAAAATCAAAAATATGCTGATCACCATGGCTACCTATGCACTGCGCCAGTATGAAATAGCCAATGGTAGTGGCGAACCCGAGCTTAACGGTAATGTGTATTGGTCTAATGTCGAGTTCCCAGAACTCACCGCCAAAGACACCAGCCGCTTTGCTGCGGCATTAGGGCAGGTGGTTGGCTCGTTAGTTATTGTTATTAGTGAAGGACTGATGACAGAGGAAACGGCGCTTAAAATTATTGCCAGCATCAGCGGTCAGTTAGGTGTGGCTTTTGATGCAGCCGATGAGCTTAAAGCCGCTAAAAATGTATTTGATGATAAGAAAAAAGAGCAGGCAAAGCGCGATACGTTCCCTGGCATTAAAACCGATGACATAGAGCAAGACGCAGCATGACATCCGCCCAGCGTACCAAAGCTTTTAATGCGGCATTGCGGGCGCAACTAACCCGCCGCCGTGAGCTGCAGGTATATTTGTATGACGACATTGTCACCTTGCTGGAAAAGGCGTTAATGGCCTTAGACTCTCAGCTGGCGACGCTACCTACCGAATACCAGGTTTGGCATATTCAGCAGGTGCAAAAAAACATAGAACGTACCCTGCTGGATTTAGGTGCCGATGCGGCGGTTAAAGTCCGCGAGGGGGCAAACGCCGCTTGGCAGGCAGGGATAGATTTAGTCGATGCACCGTTAAATGCCGGAGGGATTAACCTGGCAGGCCGGGTGCAGGCGGTAAACGTGCAGCAGCTGGAAGCCATTAAAACCTTTATGGTGGAACGGATTACCGATATTAACGTGGTGGCTGCGCAAAAAATAAAAGAACAACTGGGCTTGGTAGTTGTGGGGGTAAACGACCCTTACAAGGCCCGCGCTGCGATAGCTAAACATCTGGAGGGCAATGCCGCCAGTCGTGCCCGCACCATAGTAAATACCGAGCTTAGCCGCTTGTACTCTACTGCTAACCAAGAACGCATGGCTCAAGCACAAAAAGCGGTACCAGGGCTTAAAAAGAAATGGCGGCGCAGTAACCGCAAAGACCCAAGGGCTAGCCACGCCGCTGCGCATGGTCAGGTGCAGCCGGTTGACCAACCCTTTAACATTGGTGGTATATTGATGATGTACCCACACGATCCAGCCGCCCCGCTGGAAGAGGTAATTAACTGCGGCTGTATTCAGGTGCCGCATATGGATGAATGGCCAGA